TTTGCATAGCGTTTTAATGTTTGATATATAATTCAAAAAGTCCTGTTTTTGCTCCTAGCGTAGTTTTGGGGGTGAGGGGGGTGTGTCCCTCTTTTTTTTTAAAGAGGGCTCCGCCCATTCGTTAGGGTGAGCGATCAATTGAGGCATGGGGGGTATTTATATTCATTCTTTCGCTATCGCTAAGAACAAACACCTTGGCAATTAAGATCATCTCTTTTCTCTTAACGTCAATGACTCTCCTCAATATCTCTAAGTCACCCACCCCTTGGAAATAAAGAATGTCACCCTTTCTTGCGCTTTCTGCAATAGCGGGATGAATTGCCCGGGTTGCCACCCTACCATGACGGCACCTAAACTCTATTTGTGCACCTTTCATCATAATTTTTCATTGTAGCGTTGGGGGGATTCGAACCCCCGTCCTCCGAGTTGTGCGCAAGTGCTACCATAGTGCTTGCTGTGCAGTTTGTTCTTTAAATCGCTTACAAGCCTTTTCATAGTATTCAGCATCTATCTCATAAGCTATAAGTTTTCGATTCATCTGGTGGCAGGCTATGGCTATGCTTCCACTACCTAAATGAGTATCTAAAATCAAATCGCCATCGCTTGTGTACTTATCCAAAACCCAACGATAAAGTTTAACAGGCTTTTGCGTGGGGTGTATCTTTGCACCTTCCTCAACCTGTGCGGAATAGTGTTGAAATATGCGCAAGTTATTTCCTTTGTTAACCCACGCAAGCTCACCTTCAGCAAAGCTCAAATTTGGGTTTTTCTTATCCCATACAATCCAATGTGGTGTAGGTGGCAAGTGTTCTGTAAAGTAATTGCCACCCCACACAATTTGATTTTCAGATACCCTAAACAACTCGGCAAAATATTCAGCAGATGGTATTGCACTATCCCAATCTTTATCTTTGCTAAATTTATGCTTGCCACTTCCCATTGTCATTTTGCCTGCATTTATTCCGTAAGGCGGGTCTACTATTGCCACCTTAAAATGATTATCGCCATAGCCTTTTAAGGCTTGCAAGCTATCTCCGTGTATCAATGTAATTCCGTCCTTTGAAACCGCACCAGACACACAACATTGTGTATAATCAATAGCGGGTTCGGTGCTATTTGAAAGTTCCTGCTGTTTATTATCGTTTGTCATAATCTGAAAAGTTTGTATTTATTAATCCGCTACTGCTCATACACTCGTCCGTTATGAGCCCGGCGAGATAGACCAACTTCTCCACAACGCGATATTTTATGGTTTTGACCAAGCGCGTCGGCCATTATATCAATATTTGTCCTATTATCCGGCAATCCTGAAATCATCATTTGCTTTCCTTCAATTCCTTAGCTTTGTCATCATACCATTGCGCCTTTTGAATGTCCCTCTCAAAGGGTTGTCCGGGTTTGCTCCCGGCTCTCATTCTGTATTTAAAAGCACACATCTCACAATGAGCAATCAACGCCTCCTTTCCCCAAATTCCCTCCATCATTTCAATGACCTCCATTGGGCCTTTTTTGTAGTGGTCCGGGTTTATATGATCATAATTAGCACTCATTACGAATCAACTTGTATTTGACTATTGCACAACACAAATATATCACTAAAAAAGCATCCAAGACACTCAAAGCATTCAACAAGTGTAAAAATTCGATTTTCATGCCCGTATTGATTTGAATGAACGAGCCGGAACAACAAATTTATCACGTCCGTCAACTTGCGTCCTATGAGGATGCAATTCAAGCCATCTCCCGCCGAGCGGCTTTGGCGGCATGCCTTTTTCATTGGCCCATCCAAACGCGTTGTCCTCATATTCATCTTTATATGTGGCCGTTCGAATGTGAAGTTCTTGACGTTGTTTAACCACATAATTTGCGCCCTGTCCAACGTACTCTTTCATATAGGTCACCTCATAATCTTCATGAACGTGTCCCATCCAAATTGCGTCGGCTCCATCGGTCATTGTTGACCGCCTGTTTGCCTGAATTGTTCCCTTGGTAACCGGGCCACCTCCTCCCGAGCCGTGGAAATACTTCATTTTGTAACTCCCATAACGTCCGAGTTTGTGTTTGTCCGTGAATCGCGTAATATACCAACCGCCATATCCTCCAACTTGAACGTTGGTCTTTTGTTGATGATTGAGGATTGCAACAAATCGTTGTAAAGGATCGGTCTCAAGATGTTTAATTATTGAGGTTTCGTGGTTGCCATATCCGAAAAAATCAATGTTTTCCGCGTATGGACCAAAAAAAGACGCGGCATCCTCAATCACCGCGTCCAAATAATTCGCTTTGTTATGTTCCGGTCGAATATCCGCCTTGGCGCGCCTCGGGTCATACTTCCCTTGCATGAGACAAAAGTTGTCTCCATTGAATATGATTCGAGCTCCTTTTTTCTTTGCCAAATCCAAATCTCGAATAAGTAGGTCCCGACGACACTTGGGATTGTCCCAATGCATGTCAGAAATCAAAAAAATGAGATACGGATTTTCTTGAACGCAATGATGATCATCGGCATTTCTGACAATGACGTTTTTTCCATGTTTTGTTAACATCTTGTGAGTTTGTTTGTCTAAAAATAAACCTTTGGATTCATGAAAACAAAAAAACCCTCCGAATCAAGGATTGGAGGGCTTTTCGCTAACCAAAAACTCAAACAATTAACCTTAACACAATTTTTTCATAATCTTTAGACGTGTTCGGGCATCCAATATGCGAAATTCATCCCTCAATCGCAAGAAGTCCAACCACAAATGAAACCAATCGCCTCTTGACCTCCCGTTAATTTGATCTTTGGTCCTTTCATACTCAACCCGGGCATTGTAGACCGTGCAAAGTGTCAATCCATAATCAATCCGGCACGGTTTGGCCGTTTTGTCGCAATACCTCAACCCATATTTCGTCAACCTTGGTGTCATATCTGCAAACCTCAAAATTTAATGATGATAATATGTGATAAACGTCCCTTGGGTCCTCAAACTCCATCCAATGGATCAAATCTTGGTAGGTCTCAACCTCGACCGCAAATTGGCACAAACCCGCTTGACAATCGCCGCAAACCTCAACCTTGTGGGTTGCGTCCTCATACCCTTGATATTGAATTTTGCCGTCGCAAATAGCGCAACAATCGTATTGACAATGATGTGACATACTGAGTGAATCTTTTGGTCCAAATTACACTCTTTCGTCCAAAGATTGAATGTGTGAGGATAATGCTTGCGTTGTTTTTTGCAACGACTCCAAACACTCTCTCACATCCTTGAATCCCGTTGCCACATCTTCAAATGATGTCTCGTTGATGACCTTGTGTTTCTCCAACTCCTTGATCAACTCTCGATGCTTAACAAAGACTTGATCCGATTGTTTCATGGCCTTAATCAAATGATTAATGGACTCTTGGAGGTGTTGTTGGCTCTCTTTGTTTCTCTCTGCTTTCTGATCGACCATCCACACGGCCCGTGCAACGAAAAACATGGCTAAAATGAAAATGATTGCTTCCATTAGTTGTATTTGTTTAATTGAAAACAATTATAAACACAAATACTATAACTAACAAATAACCCGGTTGCATTCCGGGCATTTCCATTGTACCTGATAAAGTGATTTTGGTTCCCGCTTGGCTTTACCATGACACGGTCCGGGACAATTAATCTCCTCGGGAAACTTCTTGTGATAATCGTTCAATTCAATAGCCATTGCAACAAAAACAACATCCAACAAAAGACAAACCCAATCAGGAAAAACAAAATGTCCCGAAATGATATGGGACCAATTTTCAAATCTTTAATACTCATTTCCAAGTGATTTCAAATCCAATAAATGCGGCGGCCCTAAAAACCGCGTAACCCATAAGAAAATTTGGCTCAATAGGCAAATTGATTGCTATGGCCAAACAAAAGAAAGAAATTTGCAATTCCTTGAGGAGGTGCCAACCCGAAACGAGCAACGGCAACGGTCCCCTTGTGATCCATCGTTTGTTTTTCTTGAAATCTGTCACTTTTGGGTTCCAATAATCTCTCCCTTTCATCCAAAGTGGAATTTTGTGAGGATGATGACGGATCAAGTCTCTCATTCCATCGGCCATCATGGCGATCATCACCAATATGATTGTTGTTCCTAACATTCCGGCGTTGTTTCTGTTATTGGCTCTCTTGTCACGTCTTGAATGATCTTCCATGTGCCGGAAATCCAAGTTTCCACCGTTCCATCGTTGAACATAATTTGGATGTCATAACAATATGTGAACGGCTCAATGTCAACAATCTTTTCGGTGAACTCAAACGTTCCATTGGTCGGATTTGGAACCACAATCCCTCCAACGGTGTCGTTGTCATACTCAATCGCCGGTTGGTTGTCATCCGGGCTTTTCTTGAGCATCATTCGAATGTTTGCCCCGGTCAAATCAATTGGGACCTCATTTGGTGCCGTTCCGGTGGTCAATACAAATGTGACTTTCTTGGCGGTGTTGCCTCTGATCAAGTCGTTGAAATTGTATGTGCTTATAATGGCCATTTTTAATCAAACGTTACGGTGACAACTGACAACTCAGGCGTGAATGGTGTGATGGTTGGAATCTCAATTGGTGTGGCAAGCTCCGCGCTAAACAACAACTTTCCGGCTCCATTTTGCACCACTCCAATCCCAAAATGTGTGATGGTAATGCCTCCACTATTTGCAACCGGAAAAGCCAAAGGAACCGACAACAAAGTGGCAACATTGTCGACCACATCCCAAACCGTGTCAAGACGTGCAACCGGAACTCTCATATATCCCGAATATGTGGCCTCATTGGTCGTTTGGTTTCCATCCTCTCCGGGATCATCCTCATGCAATGACAAATAAAGCTCCCCGGAAATCGCCGACCCCAATATTCCGGCCGCATCTCCAACCAATGGAATGGCCTCATTGTTAAAAATGAGCTTTAACAGTTCGTTTTCAAATTGATCGGATGCATTCATTCGTAAAAGTATTTTTTTGCAATTGGATGATAATTTAAAATCACCTTAATTACCCACGATTTCCATCGTGACATTCCCAAAGTTCGACATTTTATCTCAAACTCCCTATTTGACCAAAATTTTAATTCGTTCGGAGTCATCTTGAACTCGTCTTGGAACTCATGACGGTTGTCCCACAAATAATCATGAACCAATGCCGCCTCACGAATCCTTTTGTCGTTTGGATGAATAAACCACGTCAAACAATCCGGGATTGTTGCGAAATCACTTCGAAATCCCTTGGGAATGGTGATAATGGTTTTGTTGGTCTCACATTCATAATAAAAATGATCATAGACCTCCACCATGTCGCGAACTCTTGAGTGTGGATGAAAAAGGAACCGAACAATCATATTTCTCCTTTTATTGATTTCACCATATACTCCTTGACGGTCATTCCCGCTCCTCGTGATGCATATGGGTCCGCGTCTAATTGTGGGACCGCTCCTTGAGGCGGAATTGCAATATCCAAATTTGAATCCGTCATTGCTTCAACTGTCTCGGCCAATACTCTCCCGGATTTCTGATAGGTTGTAAATTCCGCGTTTACTGATGCCAAAATTCCAATCAACCAATTTTCGGCCAATCCTTGAGCCTCAACAACATCTCCTCCGGCCTCGGCAAGGTATTTCAAGATTGTCAATTGAGTGACAACACCTTGACTCATGTTGTTAATGGCGTTCTCTCTCCTCCTCTTTTGCTCTTTTCGAATCAAGTTGATGTCATCATATAGTTTGACCGTGTTTTTTACGTCGGTTTTGTCCTCTCTCAACGTTCCGTCGGATCGATACCATTGACGTTGTTTCGTTCTTTTTAGAACCGCTTGAGCGGCCGGATAAGGTGGACCCGGGATGAGTTCATATTGTTCGGTGACCATAAGGACCGGAGCAATTTCAACATCGTTGTCAAAATCCCATATTGAAAACTTTGTTGATTCAAGCAATCCCCCCGGGCCGTATGTGTAGAATCTATGCAATCGCGGTGTCACATCTTTGACATAATCAATGCCGTGAGGGATAATTGTGTTGTCCTGAAATATGTCCGCCGCCGTTTCATTTAACCAATTATAAATCTCATATTGATCCGGGACCATATAAGCGGGATTTTCGGTTGTTTCAAAGTAGACAACCACGTTTTCCATTACTTGATCATACCTGAGACCCCATCGATCCAATAAATCTTGAGTTGGAAGCACATGACCATATTTTGTCAACCCTTCACCAACGCCGCTCATTACCTGAATTGGAGAGCCAAAATTGTCCGATTCTCTTAAAACTCCAAGCCTCCTCAAATTTCCCTCGATGAGGTAAATGTTGACGAGTGCCAATTGTTTGTTGGGGCAAATGTTAAATTTTATCATACGAATGAGATTCCAAATCTTGCGGTGATATAATCTTTTGCCGCTTGTATTTCCGTCGCATTAAAAAAACGATCATAGATCGCAATTAATCCAATTGAAGCGGCGGCCCAATTGGAAACGTTGTTTGCTCTCCTTGCAATAACCGGGTTATCTAGTCCGTTACCTCCATCATATCCAACTCCACTCACCGGAGTATTAGTGTTCAACTCATTTAGTTCCAAAACTAATGTCCCGGCATTGTAAGCAACACGCAAGGCATAATCAGTTGCCAAATTCAACGATGCCGGTATTTCTGCACTCACATAATTTGCACCCGAATTTTGTCGTATTGCGGCGGCAATGGTTCCGTTTTGGAATTGTCCTTTTCCTCCGGCGTTATAAGTTGTGTCTAACCCAATTTGTAAAAACGGCGAATTGTTTCCGCTCCCCGTGTTTCTCGGTAATTCCAAAATAATATTGGTGTTGATCTTTGCGTTTTGCCTAAAAACAATCCAAACCTCTCCCTCACTTGGGGCCAATCCAACGATGTCCGCCGTGTTTGTTATTAGCGGCATAAACATATTCGATCCATTGAAAACAACCGAGTGATTTCCGGCCCCAAAAGTGTCTCGATCTAAACGCGGTTGATCAATGACACTTGGTTGATTGCCATCGTTTCCGTTTCCGGTATCATCAAGCCAAGACACAACCGGGTCGTTATCGGCAAGACTGTCAAGTGATCCTCCATCCAACACCACTTGCGCCCCCGTTGGAATGCCGGATTGAACATCAAGTGTGAACGTCACGGGTGCGGATTGACCGGCACCATTTAAGGCAATGACATCAATTGAATATTGTCCGGGAACAACGCCGGTGGTCCATTGCAACAAACCACTTGAAGTGATAGAAACTCCGACCGGTGCACCTGTTAATTGCCACGCCCCCGCGTTATTGTTGGCCACAAATTGAAATGAGTCGGCCATTCCTGATGACGCATTGATAATTTGTCCCGGGGTTGGGAGGGTTATCACCGGGGGGTTTTGCGGTGCGGCCTCATATGCTCTTAATTGAAAATAACAATCTGACGAAACCGGTATGATTGCACCGGTCGCACCCTCAACCCGTATGACTTCAACTGTGATTTCGGCGTTTGCCGGAACTTGCGGGAAATAATATTCTTGTCTTGTGTGAGCCCTTATTGATCCGCCCGAATCCCTTAAATATGAGTCAAGTGGTAACCGACCAACCTCAATTCCATTGATAAAAAACTTTGCCGCCAACTTTGCCCTTGTTGCGTTTGACGCGTTGTCAATGTGCGGAATCTCAACCTTGGCCTCCAATGCGGTTTCCTTCAAAAGAATAACTCCCCCCGCCGTACTTTGAAACAACGTGTTGTCCTCGTTGATCTCGTCAACGTCAAACGGGAATCCTTGAAACGCCCCCGTGTTGATGTTTCCCGCGAACGTGGTTCCCTTTCTAAAAAACAAAGGTCGAACCGCCGCCGGAATGTCATCCAAATGAGCCAAAATCCCGTCTTTGTCTTGAATGCTTTGAACCCTTTTTTGACCGGGAGCAACGTTTGACACGTCCAATGCCATTTGTTTGGTTGGATCGGCCGCATTGTTAACTTCAAATGTGTCATCAAGTTTGTCATTCTTTAAATCCAACGCCGCTTGTTGCGCTATGGAAACCGGCTTGTTTGCATCTGATGTGTTGTCGACCTGATCCAAACCAACATCGTCCTTCGTGGTGCCGTGAGGATTGGAGCCATCATCAAGATTTAACAAACTGTGATCGTTGTTTTCCCAATCCGTGTCAAAGTCATTATTTGACAACTTGACCAACTTTTGTCCGGTTGTTCCTCCGGTTGGAACTCCTTGACCATCTACACCATCACCACCCGCCGGTCCTTGAGGGCCTTGAGGTCCGACGTTTCCGGTCTCTCCTTTCTCTCCTTGGGGTCCTTGTACTCCTTGAACTCCTTGAGGTCCCTCCGGGCCTTGTGGGCCTGTCAAACCGGGGTCTCCTTGAGGTCCTTGTGGTCCGGGATCGCCTTGATTTCCTTGCACACCTTGAGGGCCTTGTGGTCCCGTGAAACCTTGAGGGCCTTGTGGTCCTTCCGGGCCAATAGGTCCTTGCGGGCCTTGCGGGCCGACCGGTCCCGGGTCTCCTTGAGGGCCTTGCGGTCCCGGGTCTCCTTGAGGACCGGACAAACCAATTGGTCCTTGCGGTCCTCGCGATCCGGAGTTTCCCGTCTCTCCTTTCTCTCCTTGCGGGCCTTGATCACCCGTGTCACCTTTTGGGCCGGTTAATCCTTGTGGGCCGGTTGCTCCCGTTGGGCCAATGGGGCCGGTTGGTCCGGGATCGCCTTGTGGTCCGGGATCGCCTTGTGGGCCGGGGTCACCTTGAGGGCCAATGGGGCCGGTTGGGCCTTGAGGACCCGGATCACCTTGAGGGCCTTGAGGACCCTCGGGGCCAATAGGTCCTTGCGGGCCTTGCGGGCCTTGCGCTCCCTCCAATGAGTCCAAAAAGTCTTGTTCCGTGCCGGTGTTTCCTTCATTCAACCAAATCTCATATGCGCTTAATCCGTCGGCTCCATCTTGACCATCTTGGCCCGGATCACCTTGCGGTCCCTGATCACCTTGAGAACCCTTTGCACCGGTTACCGGAGAAACGTTGACATTTACAATTTCCTCCGTCTCTTGAATGTTGATATTAACAGTATCGGCCATAAATCAAAGATACAAAAAAGCCCGATGAACTTAATCACCGGGCCTTAACAACAAAACAACGAAACAAACTCAATTTTTTCTCGGCGGGTGAATATATGTTTTCCCGGTTGTATATCCTTTCTTATTGCAATTTAAAACACAATTCTTTCCACCTGTCAAACCTTTCGTTGTGAATCGGTGGAGCTTTCTTGATAACCTTCACCCACTTACTCAATCCCTTTTCTTGAACCACCATCAATCCGGCGTATTCCGGCAACACAATGTCATCCATGTAATGCGGCACCACATACCAAAATTCGTTCGGGCAAATCTCCGGGTCCCATGGATTTGACAAAACCTTGTGTTTGTCGGTTTTTTCAAAGTCGGCGTGATAATCCGATTTTGTCAACTTTATCTCGAACTCGCGGGTCTTGCCTTTCCACTCTACCAACAACAAGTCCGATTCCCACTCATACAAATATTTGTTCCTGAGTGCAATCCGAGAGCTTTGAAAGTAATTCTCAACAACTCTTTGAATGGCTTTGACTGTCATCGGTCCTTTTTTACGGGTTTACGTTTCCAACCTTTTCGACTAATCCTCCCAATTTTTTTGAGATCATAATGAACATGAGGATTGTAATGATCTAAACAAACCGCAATTCGTTTTCTTTTGGAAACCTTGACGCGATAAATTGCCCGCTCTCCACAAAATCGACACTTAATCATCCCCGGTTGATTGCTCCATTGTCACGGAAATCATCAATTGCGTCCTCTTTCATTCGTCTCCTCCACTTCCAATTCGTAGCAAGCTCCCATTGTCCCCAAGAGAACGCCGCCCACGTCCAACACGCCGCAATCACAACCTTGGTGATCCAATCACCCTCAAGATAAGACATCAACACATAGAGGATATATGGCCCCAAGAGGAGGCGAACAATCCAATTGAACGCCTTGGTCATCAAGGTCGGTTTGAACGTGTACGGATATTTGAATTTGTATCTTTTCATAATGTTTTATATATGATGCATTAACTATGGTTTTTGCTCTTTATGTAGCACAAACACGACACTATAACCCCCAAACTAATCTCCCGGCATCCCGGGTGTGTTCGTTGGTCCGGCCTTCAAAACCGGTGATCTCTTTAAATTGAGCCGCGTTCACTTTTCTTGTCAAAACACTTGGTTTGATCTCCGTCACCGGAATTTTCATTTGATCCAAAAACTCCAAGATGTGTGTGGTGATCTGTTTGTTCTGACCTACGTTTTGCGCCCGTTTCATGTAGATGCGAAAGATTGAATTGACATTATCATGATTACAACTTTCGATGGCATTGGAAAAACTCTCCTTGTCCTCTTTCGACATAAACACCGGCCGATTGAGGTTGGGGTTCTCCATCACCACTCCCTTGATTCCAAGAGACATCCACAGTCTAAAACCTGACAAAAACTCCCAAAATGTCAGGGTATGAACTGACAAAATCTTTTTTTTCCTCTGATCGTACAAAGCCACACCGGTTTGACGACCCGGGTCAATGCCCACAATGATTGACTTGACGGACTTGAGTTGTCCTTGCCCCATTTGTTGTCCCATTATCCAACGTCTTTTGCGATTCCAAACAATTTCCCGGCAATCTCCGCACGTTTAAAATCGTGCTTGTCAACCTCCTCCAAACATTTAGAAATGGCCTTTTGGAGCTTTGATTTTTGTGGCTCCTCAACACCATTGGACACCGCCATGACATCAAGCATGGCATGACGGATGCCCTTTGTGGTGCACTTACTCATTCGTTTCCTCCGTTTAGGTAATGAACTCGTTTAGACGCCTCCTCCGGTGAGTTGTGATCACTTTCAGGAATGAAATTGTCGTTTGGCCCGTAATGACCAACCGTCCACAATTGTGGTTCGCTTTTGATGTAAATAAACATACTTCGATTGATTTGTTTCTGTAAATATATGGCTTGGGTTTATAAATTCAAAGACTTACGGAGAAAAAACCATTTCCGTCCATTTCTTTCGGCCTCTCTTTTTCTCCAATATCTTGAAATTCTGATATCGAAACTCCTCCACTCGATTCTTTGGGTGATCCTCCGGGTCCTCGTTCCTCCAAATCACCATCTCCTTGAACATGCCATGGATGTTGCCTTGTGGCGAAAACTCATGACGGTAAAACAACCGGGCCTCCTGTTTGGCCTGATCAAGAGTGGTGATTGACGGCCGACATTTTATCGTGACCGCGCCGGCGTGATCGCCTCTTTCATATCGTCGACCCTTCAACACTCCCTCTCCGGGGTGATAGGCATCAATTCGGATGGTGTAAAGTCTATTTTTCAAAACGGATCATCTTGTTTGTTCTCTGTGAAAATCTGTGAGTCCTCCGGGATGGGGCCTCCGTCTTTCTCAAACCAATCTTTCACTTTGGTCTCACTTTCCTTGTTGCTTTTTGGATCGCTCTCCAAATATCTCCCGGTCATAAATTCATACCACATATCCTTTTCCCCCCTCTTGCCGTTGTACCGTTGGCCCTTCACTTTCAAACTCTCTATGGTCACCGAATAATCTCCATTGTTGGTGATGGCTCCAATGAAATCACATTTATTGTTGAACATGGCTCCCCCGTTGATGTGCCACGCCTTAACCCGGGGCAACTTCCCGTTTTTATCCGGGGCGGGATTCTTTGGATGCTCCACAACAATCACATCGACCTCGTTGCGGTGCGCAAACACCTTGAGGAGGGATAAACTATATTTCAACCTCGTGGAGATGTCACGGCCCTCCATGGTGCTCTCAGCGACGTAATTGAACGGGTCTATGATGAACGTTCGAAACCCTTTGGGGATTAGTGTTTGCCAATAGTCCAAAAGTTTCTTGAGGTCCACAATTCCATCGTTGGCGATAATATCCCAATTCGGAATCAACCACTCCTTGTATGCCTTGACCCATGTGGCCTTTTTCACCCTCCTCTTGGAGTCCTTGTCAGTGGTCTTGCCAAGATGCATCCGAATCAACGAGTCTTGCAACTCATGAAAGTCCTCCTCACTTGCCAACATCGAAACCTTGTCTTTGTATAAATTCAACTTGAGGGTGGCCAAGTATTTGACAAGCTCTGATTTACCGGAACCGGGATATCCGGTCCAAGCATAAAGCCCGCCTTTAGCTCGCCAACGAACGATGCCATTCAGCAAATCGATTCCCGTGCCTTTGCCTTGCGGAAACCCTTTGTCAAAATATCCCTCCATTTCCTCGAACTTTTCCGTCATGTTGACGGACGTTATCGGGGTTTTGGATTTTTTCACCTCCTCATAATCCATGGTGAATTGACCGGAGTGTTGGACCTCTTTTTTAAAGGCCGAAATCTTTGCGGGGACATCGTATTGATCACCCTTTTGAATACGATCCATGAAATCCCATCCGTTGGGCAAACTCGTGTCATCGACAAAGTAAATGCGACGTAAACTCTTTGGATTCTGATTGGCGGCGATCTGCTCCAACCACTTGGAGGTCGTGTTTTTTTGCCCGGCCTGATCGGCATCACGGAGAAAATAGATGTTCTTTTCGTACCCGTTAAAAATGGAATAAGACTCAAACAAAACTCCGCTATTCCCACCGGTGGCAAGCCAATTGAACTCGGGAAACAACCAAGAACCGATGACCGCATTTTTCTCCGCCTCAACTATGCACGTGTCACGTTCCTTTTTAAAATCGTGCTCTCCATAAAAGCATTTGACATGCTTGAACCCCTCCGGTGCGCGCTCATAAAATGCCGGAGGACCTTGATGATTGTTCTTAATCCGCTTGGCATCAACACCGTATGGAATACGCTTGATGTTTACAATCTTTTTATCCCGAGAAACAAGGCCGAACGCCGTATATCTGCCATCCGTCCCGACACACCATTTGGTCCAATGTTCCGGTTTGACTGCAAGAAGTTGTCCAAAGAACGTGTGAAAATTGGATGATCGATCTTGAATGATCTTGGCCGCCTTGTCTCGATCCACCGGGGCCTCCTTCACGGTTTTTTGATATTCCGTGGTGTTCTCCTTGATCACCTCCGGGGTTTTGTGATATCCACACGAGTCTTGACGGTCACATCTCCCATATTGGGAATCCATCAAAACTCCGTCTTTCGTTACATAGCGAACAAACTTCTTTTTGCCGCATTGAGGACACTCATATTTTTTTGAGGTCTTGTCAAGACTCCATGGAAAATCACTCATCAAAATCCAATTTTAATTGATCCTTTTTCCAATTTCGCCCATACTTTCGATTCATGGCGTGTTGATCACGATCCCAATCCAAATGACACCTTTGACATAAAGCCCTCAAGTTGTCAAATCTATTATTGTTCTTGTCGTGGTCCATGTGCGCAATGGTGAGGACTACTTTTGAACCGGTCTCCAGGTGAGGAAATCCGTTGATTGATTCACACATTGGAAATCTCTCGGTTCCTTCACAACCGTTCATGGCGCGCTTGAGAATCAAACGCCGAATCAAACTCCATTTTGGATGATATTCTTTGTAGTTTATTGGCATTGCTTCGATTAAATAATGGCGGCCTAACTGCTTTCTCACGACCATGTCAAGCCCGGTTTGATCGCTTGGTGTATTGGGGCCGAACTCCCCGCAAGGATTCAGGTTTGCCGCCTCCTCCTAATCCCTTTTTGGATGTGAAAAAAGGGAGCCTTTCGACTCCCCATGGTTTAAAAATCGTCGACGATCTCTCGGCCATCCTCGTCGTGTGGATGGAGTAATTCATATTTGTGTGCGGCGTAAACTGTGAGGGTAAAGATCCCAACCGCCATCACAAAAGATGCTAAACAACAAAGAATTACGTTTCTAACAAACTTGTCCATTCTTACAATTTAGTGTTTTTCTACCAACCAACATTCGCAACTCCCCAAATGATGGGTCCTCCCATCAATGTCACGCGCCTTGATCCACGATCCATCAACACCTTTCAACATTAAATGGTCTTGTCTCTCATTTTTCCCGTTTCGTTCACACCAAATCTCCAACTCACTCGGGGTTCCCGTGGTCTCAAAGGGTACAACAAAATGTTCATATGATCCTTTTGGGTCTAACACCACATAAAGAGCAAGACCCAACATCAAACCCGTAAAACCAAAACTCAACAAGCCCCGAAGGACCGCATAAATCTTTATCCAACTAATCATGGCTTTATAATTTTGACTTTCCCTCCCGCTCCATTCTTTTGAGCGCGCCTTGAGTTCTCTCGCCTAATCCGATCAAGTGCATATTTACGACGCTTCAAATACAATTGGTGTTTCCTGAATGCGCGACGAATAGCCATCCGCCGGATAAACTCTCCCCATAAAGGGACACGACTCGCAATCCAATATTGCTTGCCGCTTATGCTCTGAATCTCATATTCCAACACTTGATCAAAACTGACTTGTGGTTGGAGATGCAAAAACTTCGATTTGTTGGTTCCCATTTTATTGACCCTCCTTTTTGTCCGACTTGCGGTGCATCTGATATTCAAAATCCTTTTTCTTGAAATCCGAAAACCGCTTTTGCGCCTTCACCTCCTCGACCAACTTATTCGCAAACTCGTCCGCCTGAATTGGAGACCCGCGAAAACTCTCGTCCTTGACAATGATCCCTTTCGCGTAAACTTTGACTCTAAATAAATCGTTTTCCATTTTTTCTTTGTTTTTGTAAATATAACTGTCTTTGTGAATATCTATAAACTCAAACTCAAATTATTCCCGTGATATCTCCGTTTAGGGTTCGTCGGTTTCTGACTTGGGCATAGTTCCCCCACGTGAGGAACTACACCCTTTCGATCTCCGTCAATGGGACGTTCGGACCTTCATCGGGCCTCCATCTTTACCGGATTAAATGGAGTCGTCATGCATTCGGACGTGCGGTGTCGCGCCAAACCCTCCCATGACTTGCGTTCGGAGGTGCGGGATATGTTTGGACCCATTGTGTCCCGCTCTGCTTACCGACGGCCCCAACCGATTTGAGCCGCATAAAACCGCCGGTGACGTTTTACAATTCTCTTGCGTTGCTTAATGCCTCAACGGCCACGGCTTCAAAATCCAATTGATCCGGGAACACTCCATGTGCCTCCATGATCGCCGCTTTGGCGTTGTCAATCCTCTTTATCTTGCCGGGTGTCTTGAACTCCGGTCGCTCTCTTGTTGAGTCCCCGAGCTCCGCCCCCAATCGGTGCATCAACTCCAATGTTCGATCGCTCTTGTACCGGCGACGGCCATTGAGGAGATCGTTCATCCCTGATTTGCTCCAATTCAACTCCCGGGTCAAAATGGTCTCGGAATCATACAGAACTAAAACGGCATATTTCAAAGATGCAATCTCAAGGTCCGTGAGGTCCTTTTGTGGTTCCCGGAGAACTTTGATCCGCTCATACAATTGATTGATCCTCTCTTGCTCCTCGGGAGTAATGTTGTGATCCGGTCGATTCAAAAATGAATTGAGCTTTTGCGGATATGGATCACCAAGAAGGAAAGAACAACGATACATTGTCCCAAACTTCTCAATGATTTTGTCTTTCAACTCTTTATGCGTCATTTAACTTGATTGTTTCATAGTAATCGAGAGCTAAAGGAATTCTATCTAATAGCTCATCAAATTTATCGTCGTCTCTCTTAAAAGAAAACCTCTTGATTCGATCTCCCTTGGTGATTGCATTGTTGTCCGCAAACATAAGGGTTCGACGAAAATTCTCGTATGCCTTGACTCCGTCATTCGACTCCTCGTCAATGATATTGTTGTTTAGCTTGTACCGGTGCCACTCATAATCAAAAAGGTGTTCCGGGCAATCTACCAAGCAAAACACCAACTCGGCCTCCTCCATGTTAAACAAATGCATGTAGACACGCAATTGCCATTCGTAATCATTGGTGATGCTCGCTTTCATAAAACTTTGAGCATTCCATGAGGACTTGATGTCAATCACCTTGTTCTCATGAAGAACATCCGCATGACCGGTAAAAATGCCGTCATCTTTGCGGTCTTTGTTTTTGGCGTAAAATATGCCATCGACCTCCCGCAACAATTGAATGGAATCCTCCTCGACAAACAAACCTTTCTCCATGTATTTGGATGAAATGTTGGTTTCAATTCCCAACTCACGCTCCAACCAAAGCTCTCGAATGTATGCCTTTGCCGTGCCGGATAAACCCGGAGGAGTGTCGCGTTTCTTTCGCAACTCCTCCATGGTTTCTTTCATCTTGGCCGTCAATGGTTTTGGCCTTTCTGTTTGAGGCAACAAATTGTTTTGAGACTTCAAGTCTCTCTCCTCAAGCTCTTTCAATTGTTGACCCTGAATGGTGGTCAACTTGGCTCCCTTTTCGTATGTGCAAAGCGCGCCAACCTTGGACGCGCGAAACCGCAAACTCAATTTACTTTCCATCCTCGATTGTTTAAAAACCATGAATCAACCTTTTCCTCATATCCCTCTTTGAGCCTTTTGGCGTTCTTGCTTTGTGGCTTCTCCTCACATTCGGATTGGGCGATTCTCATTTGATAGACTAACTCCACAAACTCATCCATTTCCCTCAAGTTTGAGTTTCATGGTGTTGTATGCCTTGACCAACTCGGGATCACCGTTGAGATGGTCTTTGACTTGTTCCAATTTCTCCAAGCTCTCAGCCGTCGCAATCCAATGATGAATGTTTTTGTTTTCCTTGGCCTCACTTACCTCCTCATGAGTGATGTCCATGGTGGCGGTGTTTGCTTCAATGTCGGCTCCTTCACTCTCTGAATAAAATCCTTGAAGCATTTCGGGAGCATGCAACCGGAGGAACCAAGCTCCCGCCCGATATGTAAATTTTAACTCCGGCATGCTCATCCACTTCGAATGATTTTGGCCCTTTTTATCCAACATCTTGTCCCATCCATTTTTGCGGACCAACTTCCAAGTGATCCATGGACCAAAGAATTTCTCTCCGGTTTTTGGGTCTTTCGCCCATCCTCGGCAACCATAATTGTCATGATTTTTATCCGGGCAATTCTCACCCAACTGAACCCACTCATATCTCAAGCGGTCAAACTTGGGGGATGCATTGACAAGAGCAATCGCGAATTGATCACGAAACCTCGGAGTGCCTTTCACAACATCCAAGTTTTGCATGACTGCAAACACTCCCATTTGCATCCGGTGAGATAGCTCCAACGCAACCATGACGTTGTCGACGTTGTTTTGATACGCCTCCGGGACCAATGTTGACTTGGCCAATCCGGTTGCCATTTCCTTGGCATCGGCAAAAGACTTTGCGGACATAAAAACCGACTCCGCTTGCGGTATTTTTTGAACTTCTTGTGTCATAATGATTGGTGAAATAGATATGCAAATAATCCGATAAGCAACGGAATCAAGGTGTTGAAAAAACCTCGAATCGTCTTGTTTTCACGACTCAATAAGTCGTCATTTTTCTTGTTGTTCGACAACACTTTGGCCTTTGAAAAGGTCCACATGTGATTCATAACGATCATCAGCACAATGAATGCGATCACAATCCATATCAATCCCTCAATCAAGGTGGCCATAATGGACAACTCAATGATCGAACAAAAAACCCATGCCTGAATTGACTTTGGGTTTACCTTAAATCGACGGCTCCCGACAACCATGGTCTTTTGACTCTGCAAAAAACTTTGCATCATCACGAGATCGTAAGTGTGGAGCATTTGAAACACCGACGATGCGGCGTAAAAGAACAAATAAAAATATGCTATCATTTAACGTTGTGATTTATTTCATCAAATATATTCTAATTGCAAACAAAAACAAAACCCTCCGGTGTGGAGGGCTTGATTTTATGCGGTTAGTTTTTTTGCCGCTTGTCGTCGCTCATGTGCAAAAAAAACCCGAGCCAATTCATGACCCGGGCAAATCACCAACCTAATCGAAGCATATGAAGCCCCTCGAACGGGGCGGGTATGCATGCCAAATGTACTAATTATTTACCACATACGCCGGGCCGTCATTCCCGGCAAGCTCTTTCACCATGCCGCGCGACATCCAATGCGCCATGATGGTTTTGGTGATCTCTGACATATCCCAAAACTTTTGTCCCTCGGCATCATAAACACCACCCTTGAAAATCAATTTTTTTGGTGCCAAATCCTCGGCGATAAACTCAACAATCCTTGTGATCAATCCGGTCTCTCTGTGATCCGGGTTGGTAAACCAATAAATCGCTTGAAAATAATTTTCAAATTCTTGGTCCTCATACATGGCCACATCCACAAACCCTTTCACATTGTCGCAATAATAACCATGAGGATCACCATCGGTCACCGCTACATAATACCGAACGCGATCATCGGTCACACGTGTCTTTCTAATGGTCATTTGATCAAGTCGTTTATGAGGTAACCACCAAACACCGCCACCGCTATTTTCCAACCAACACCTTTCTTTCGAGTTGACTCAATGGCCATCGGATAAAGTTGTTCAACCCGCTCCATCAATCGGTCAATTTGGGCGTTCTGATTATCCATGATCATTTGATTGTTTTGGTTTACCTGAGAGAGCAAATTGATTGTTTGCGTTTGAGTAAAAATTATTTTTTCACTCTCCTCAAGTGTGATCCGCAATGTGTCAATTGTAGCTCTTGCCGTGTCGATGGCATCAATGAGATAATTCCAAGACTCAATTGGAGCAACCATCATGTTTTCATGTTGCACCACATACCCTTTCGGGACTCGCTTGGCCTCTTGGGCATTACAAACGTTTGAGAGAATCAACACGGCCAAGAGTGCGATTCCACTTTTCAAGATTTTTGCGATTGATGCGATCATATTTTTCAAGGTTCTTTTTGATCTGAATTGTCTCCTTAATGTTTTGCTCCACTTCACTCAAAAGTGAATCGTTTTCCAAGTGTAACTCCCGGACCTCCATGGTCAAAGAATCGATGGACTCCATCAAATCCTTTTGTTCCTCTTTTAATCGCTTGCGCTCCTCCGCTCCGGTTCGACTTCCAATAATCACCAACACTCCAACAATAAGAATGGCAACTAAAATCAGCACGGAAAAAGCATCTTTCATTTGACAAAAAGAGTATATGAGAAAATGTCGGTTCTCCATTTATACATTGCCTTTTTAATCAAGGCCATGACCACCACAAAATCCTCGTCTCTTTGGAACACTTGGCACCCGGCCGAGTATGCTCCAACCTTTTCAATCTCATTGATGAATGATGTCGTGTGAAGATTTAGCCCGGTGACGTTTCCCCACTTTTTGCCATCAACATCAAACTCACCATCCGAATCATTGTCTCTCCAAACTTTAAACGGTGATCCGTTTTGTCGGAGGGCTTCATATTTCCCCGAGTGTAGCCCAAATTTCCAACAACGAATGTATTGACCCGGAACAAGAATGGCCGTCCCGTTTTTGTTTCCTAACTTCTTTTTGAGGTAATAAAGACCCGGTTTGGTCGTACCTTTAAACTCCATGACAACCGGATTTCCAAAGCCATCCACAAACGCAATTCCAAGCACGTCATTGAACTCATCAACAACATCATATCCATCACGGATTCCAAAGATGTTCAACGCGTATGGATCAACAAAAAATTGATATCCGTTTGCATCATACATCATTCTAATTTGTTCGTATCTACTCAGCATTGCCGCCGCCATATCCGTCAATTTTTCTTGAGCCATATTTAAAGTATTTGTTTACTAATTTAACCCCGAACGATCCCAACAAGAATGAAATTGCCTCCTCACTATCATAGTAAATATCCCACGGGTTTTCAATAGAAAAAAAGTTGATTATTCCGGAATATAGAAATTCCTGCAAGCCTGTCAAAACTTGTCCCATGAGAACCAACCACAAGAAATCATCCCATTGTTTTGACCAATAGGTTTTCCACTTCATGCGAGTCTTGCCCGTGTCTCTTTTGTCCTTAAACTCTTTAAGCACAAAACCCACATAGATCAAAGATGCTATAAGGGCGACAACGTGATTCAATGTTGTTATTTCAAAAATCATTCTTTCTTTTCGTATGGGATGATTTTAATTGGAAAACGCAATGTGTCGGCTTCTCTTGATATGACTCGACCATTTTTGTTTTTGTATTTCTTGAACCTTGATTTGCCGTTTTCATCCCACCAAAAAAGAACAACATTGTCAATGGTGTCTAACTCTGTGAAAAATTGCTTTCGATCTCTCTCTTCTTTACTAATCACATTGGCCTTTTTTGCCTTTATTTCAACCCGGCTTTGCAACTGAAAAATCGTTTCCATTTTTTGATCCTCAACCTTGTCCATTTTTTTGATCTCTTGAAGTTCATCAAGGACCAAATTCAACGAATCAAGTTTGTTTTGGATATCTGTTTTTGCAATTATTTTCGGCTCGGCCACGAATCCCATCGTGATCATCCCGGACGCAATAAGTAGAAAGGCGAAAGTTTTCATTTATTCATTAAAATTACTTGGTCCAATCGGGTGTTTGTTCTTTTCAAATCCTCAATAATCAAATCCAAAACTTTTCCACGTTCCATTTTGTCTTGCTTGAGGGCTTTGACTTCATAGTAAATTTCGGAAATGTTTATCTCTTTGACAAGTTCTTGAGTCTGATTCAATTCATCTTTCAAACGATCCACATCATTCTTGACAATGACAAACTCGGCATAAACCGCAAACAAGCCTCCAACGGCTCCGGCTAAACCAACCCACGTCAAAATAATTTCCGCTTTGTTCTTAATGGTTTTGAAAATGGACATATAGTAAAATTACGAAAATTAGATGGTCTTTATCTCATCAATTTTCGCGCCGCTAATGTCCCCGGTTGAGTCTTGTGCGTCCGGTGTCACGGTCACAAATGCGGCCGGCAACCCTTGAATGGCCGGACCTCCCGGAATGTATTGACTTGCAAAATCTTGAACCTCTCCCTTGAAATCATTGAATGCTTGAACTAATGCATCATGATCATCTTTCAATTGATTGTACGCCGTTTCAAGTTCTGAATATCTCACCATAAAATCGGTGTCTCCACCGACCTCCATGGTGCCATCATTTCTCATGATAATGTCAATCGACAATGTGTCTCCGGCTTCATTGGTTGAAAAAACTCGTTTTTCCCCAACATTAAGACCATCCAAAACAACCGGGTTCAAATACCCTATGATGACCGAGTTTCCACGTTCTCCGGTTGGCATGTGCAATGCTTTATAGCCGACCGGAACCAAGCTCTCATCCCCAAAAGAGGAAACAAGGAAAGAGGTTTGTGTGTCTACTTGACCAAACCTCACAATCTTAATCGCTCGAAAATCCTCCTCAATTAGATTCTCATTTGTGTCCGCTATTCTTGCCGCAATCATCATACATCAAAGAAGTTGACCGGGTCTTGGTCATTGTAGACCTCGGGAATTACACAATTGATTGATGCCGTCTCTTTTTGACTGTCAAAACTAAGTGACACCGACTCCACAAAGAACTTTGTTTTTTGAAACAAAAACAATCGTGGTGCCTCCACTTCAATCACGGTGTTTGGACGTATTATTTGACGATCTCGATCATTAACCCAATACCACCGATCCAACTCAATGTTGAGTTTTATGTTCTTGTACTCTTGAGCGGCGGCACGCCTTACCGCTTGACGCGTGTTGACATCCGTTCCGCTTGATTGCTCTTTCACGACTGATCGAAAAGTGTTGATAACAAATGGATTGTTGAATGTTTCTTGCGCTCGGTTGCTCCCTTTGATTTGAGATTGCTTTTGAACTGTGATGTCCGAATGCATCCCTTGACCGCTTGTTTGCAAATTCATTTTAATCCCGGGGGCTCCATCGATAAATGATGCAATCGGCTCGGATAAGGCCCCATTTTGAGCCAATACGATGTCCCCATTCGAATCATGGGTAAGAATCAAATTCTTTTGGGCCGCCGTTTTGCTAATGAATCCCGCAACCGTTTCGTTTGTTTCGGCTGTTATTTTATTTATTACCTCATCCGCCACGGATGCGGCCTCATCTTGGACCACCAAACCAATCCCAAAAGGCGCAATGAGCTTTTCACATATTTGACGCAAAGTCAAACCACGCAACTCCAACGGGTATTCGGTCACCGGAACATTGCTATCACCCAACACACCGCTTTTTGAATAACCCGAAAGAGTCACAAGTTCTTGAGCGGGTCCCGCCGGAAATGTGTTTCCAAGTCCGGTTCCCGTTATTAATATTTCACCGGTTTCAATATCTGTCAAGATCACCTCCGGGAATGAAAGTGGCTTGAACAATTGAACGTGATCCGGGTTTTGATCGTCAAAATATGCTTGCAAAGAAAAGGTTGATCCAATCTTGTCATAATTTAATTGAACCGATCCCGATTGGAAAAACTCAAAGTCTCTCCCCGATATGTTAAGTTTGACCGCCATTTTTACACATAATATCTCAAAAGACGACCTTTCTTGAGCAACAACAACTCATTCAATCCAATCTCATTTGTGGCGATAAACTCCGCCAATCTTTCGTCGGCCTGATCTAAACCATAAACTCGATGACATTCAATCACCGGATTTGAATCATCTTGAAGGGTCAAAACAAACTCGGTGCGACTATCAAAAGCAATCTCAAAAAGGCGAGACAAAGCGGTGACCACGGTGTTGTTTAACTGAAAGATCACGTCCGGGTTTGGCGCATAGCTTGTTGATTGCTCTTGGCTCTCTGTAATTAATGAGTCAATGGTTTCAATATAAAATGCATTGAACTCCAAAATCTCATTTATAACGTTGTCAACTTGCGGCTTGTTGTCATATCCGAAATTGTCTAATTGACTAATTGCGGCAATACATTGAGCACTCACAAAGGCCGCTCCGTTTGTTTCCAAATACACTTTTTGGTTTGGACTTAACCCGGTAAGATTTCCCAACACCGCAACGGTGTCCTCAAATTGACTCCTCAACAAATCCAACCTTGACTCAACGTCCGCCAAAATTTGAAACGGAAAGTTGATCACTTCTTGCACGGCTCGAATGGCCGCCCCGGCATCGCTGATTGCGTTGGCCACGGCGTTTTGAGCATTACGAATTGCGTTCCTAAATTGCGATGCTTGTAATGTGTCCGTGATCCTGTCAAGGGTGCTCGCCTCATACCGGTCAATGTCTGCTTGTATCTCCGCAACCTCGGCGGCTTGTAGGTTGTCAACACTTGCCTCGTAATTATCCGCCCCGGTTGTGTCGGTCAATGTCTTGGCCCCAAAAACAAGGTCAATTCCATTCTCACCGGCAACCGGAAAAATGCCAATGATGGTCTCAATGACCGTTCCGGTGATTTTGGTTTCATTATACCTTGAATTATCAAAGTTTAATGATTGAGGTTGAACCACAATTTCATCATACATGGGATGACGAATGGTCCATGGCCGTTGATCGTTGCAAGAAATTCGGAATGTCTCTTGAACATCCAAATGATCATCTCCATTGAAATAAATTTCAATATTGAATTTCCTCCCTTTGGGTCGTCTTTTTCTGACCAACGTTCCATCAATATCCGCAAACTCAAACGTTGCAACGTTGTAATCCTGAATATATGAGGCATTCAAAAATTGTGGCCGGTATTGACGACCATCCCCCGTTTGAACAATTATTTGCGTTTGTATCCGTTCAACCCAACTCATAATCGATCCAATTGTTTCTTGATCTCTAATTTATAGATATTATGAATCCGTTTCATGGACGTGTTGGCCGCTCTCTTTGTGAACGGAACTCCCTTGACGGACACGGAACGACCATCTTTGATCGTGTAAAGTGGTTCAACTTTCAAATTGAACTCCCTTGTCTTGATGCTTGAACCTCCTTTTTTAATACGATAAAGGATTTCTTTTCCATCATCTCTCCGGTGTTTCACAAACGCCTCGGCACCTTTCTTTTTAATTGCATAGATGGCCGTTTTGACAAACCGTTGACGGTTGTTTTTACCACGAGAATCCCGAGTGTCATACGCGCCTTTTATGGAGCCAATTCGGTTGACCTTTCGGACCATCTTGGCATTGTTCTTTGATGATCTTGCCGTGTCCAATGGGATCAATGTTCGACCGCCAATCGTTCCTCCCAATTGTTGTTGCTTCATGTCCAACCCGGCTTGCTCCGGGGCTCCTCCTCTTTTGCCTGATGTCATACCAACAACCGCTTGCATCTTGTCGATCCTATATCCTCCGGCTTTACTTACACCTGAGAACGCTCGGACAAATCCTTTTGATCTGATGGTGAAAGACTTGGTGAACTCGTCGGGCAATGTCTTTTGCTTTACATCAAAGGCCAAAGTGTTGAGGGTGTTCCGTATTGCAAAAGGGACGCCCTTGCGGTTCATCCCTTCCAACTTGTCGGTAAACCTCACCAACTCCTCGGACCCTATGTTTAATTGAAAAGCCATTTTTTATGAAACACCTATCAATTCAAGCAATCCAATATTTGCATTGTTTCGAATTATTAAGTCCTCCCCAATAACGATCAACGGGGAATCAAATTGAGTGGACAACCTCATGAATCTCCCGGTTGTTCCTCCTTGTGGAATCTCCGGGTCCTCATATGTTTCATCCGCCGTTGGTAAAACTCCGGCCGCAAGATTGTCAAAATCCCTCCACACATAGGTTCTAAACGATCCTTGTTGTGCAATTAAATCACCACGAAATAAAATAAATTGCACGTCCGAATTTCCTTGAATTGGAGAGTTGCCGTCATACTCTGCAATAAGATTTTCCGTTGTGCCATCATACACCCTCAAAATCTGACCATCCGAAACCCACATTTCATTCCGGCCATCATAAAATTGCATGATCACATCACTCAAACTCCCCGTGAATGGAATGGTGTTTTGCACCGCCCATGCTCCACCAATGTCACGCGATTCAATGGCGTTCGCATTTACATTTGAAGTCACCCAAACTCTACTCGTTCCCGGATTGAACTCACATCGGGTTGCACCCGACAACAACACCTCATCAACAAAATTGCCGTTGTTGCTGTTTCGCCGTTGTAAAACTCCGCCTCTTGTAAATGCATCCGTAATCAAAATAAAACCAAACGCGTCGGCAATATCACGCGCCTCGTCAACCTCCGTGGCTCCGTTTCCTTTTGAGAATCTTTCAATGCTTTGAACTTGCCATAACGGCAAATCAAGTCTCAACAAATAAAAGTCCGGGTCCGTACTACTCGCCGAACTCCAAACCATGTTAACCTCCGGGAATCCACCACCTTGAAACGTGGTCAACGCAATATTTCCATGAACATTCGCGGTTGCACTTGCGGGAGCCGGAAAATCCTTTGGATTAAATGACTTTTGAAACTCAAACCGGTTTTGAAAACGATTCTCTTGTTGCTCTGTTATTTGATCCTCAATAAATGTTTGCAACGCCTCAAGAAACTGAAAACCATTCGACACGCTATCCGGCAAACCATTGAAGGCAACACCGGCCACGTTCATTAATCGATCAAAGAATTGCCAAAAGTCTCCAACCAACTCCTCATCCACGGGAGTTCCATCATTTGCACCGGCAACCGACTCGTCCCGGACTCGTCCTCCCGGAAAATTTCCATCCGGTGGATTGGTGTTGTCTAAATCTGTGATTGCTCTTGCCATCTTTTATGTTATGATTTCATGTGGTACAATAGTAATTCCCTCACCAACTCGGCCTTTTGGAATATATGCAAAATTACCGAAAACCTCCCACGATTGGCAATTTCCACCATCCGTGATTTGCGTGAAAATTTCAAGACGATCATTCGCCAAACTGATGTCTCTCACGTCCCAAACATAAAGTCCATCGCTACTCATTACCGCAAGGAAATTTGATCTCCTCTTGGCACTATAAAAGAACGACTCACTTGTTGCTCCGGTCATAAGGAGCTTGCCAACAACGGGCAAACTCACACTTGGATCGGTCATGTCAAACACAACCACTCCGGTTCCGTCGTCATCCGGGGAGTCAAGGATTCCAAACAATAAATTTCTTGAAAGGTCCGGCAATAAGTTTCTAAATATGCGAGAGCTATTGACCAAACTTGCACTTGATGTGTAAAGTAATTCCGGCGCGTTCGGTGTTCCAAGTCCCTCAACATCTAAAACTAAAACACCATCTCCGGGTCGTTCTCCCTTAAATAAATATCTCCCTTTTCCACTCAATGCCGTCGTAAAGGTTCCACCTGATCCCGGCGAATTAATATTTGTGATTGTCGTGTTGGCCGGGTCCGCCCATTCAATATTTCCAAGATTTGGAAAACCGGTATAATGCGAAAAAATGTATCGTTGCGCCGGGGCTAATCCATCATAAAGATGTTGACTCCTGATTGTGAAATTTCCGGTTGCAAGTGAGGCCCCCAACTCAACCGGGTTGACCGGGTCACTAACATCTAAAAACACATATCTTGAATTTGATGATCCATTGGTGACAATCAAAATGTTCTCATCCGGCAAATATGAAACTCCCGAAATGTCATTGACTAATGCCGAAAAATCATTGGTGATGTCTTTGACAAATACCGGATTTTGAGGGTTCACACTTAAATCATAAATCAAAAATGACCCCGTGTTTGATCCACTTCCCGTGTGGACATAAAGATAATTTTCAACCACATTGCATCCGAAACAATAATCATTGGCCGCAAATTCAGGTGGCAAAAACTCCACTTGTTGTTCCTCAATCATGATGAATGAGGGAACATAATTGATCAACAAAAATCCCACGGTTTGAAGTGGCTTGACTTGCAAAATCAATTGCCGGAACTCATCTCTCCTTGCGGCGGGAACCTCGGCACCCTCTCCAAAAACTTGACCTCCAACAAAAAATGTGTGTTTTAAATCTGCTCCCGGGATAAACTCTTTGTCTCTCTCCTCATCAATAAAATTGGCAATTAAATCAACCTCAATTCCACCCGCCTCCAATTGACCAAGTTGGATTCCTTGACCAAGTTGGATTGTTGACGCGCCGGTGTAAAATGCCAAATTTGCCGGTGGTGTTGGGACCGGCTTGGTTTGCTCAAAAACAAACACCTCAAACCCGACTTGGTTCAATGCTCTTTCTAAATACAAATAATGTTGTCGGGCCGGTATGTCTCCGGGTGATTCATACTTTCTTAAAATGGCCAACTTTCGATCCTCAAGGTCCGTGAATTGATTTGACCTAATTGCCAACCGTCTCTCCCAATTTGTCGCGTCCTCCTCTGTGAAAAAATCATTGTCCGGCAAGATTGAATTGAGCACGTCCAATGCGGCCTCATAAACTTCTTGCTCCGATGCTATGAGACCCCGATGAACTTTCTCAATTGTTGAATCCTTACTAACGCGAAAAACTCTCCCGGTCGGGTAGAGTCTTTTTGTGAGAAATAAAAGGATTTCAAATATGCTCATCACGGATAAGTTACGCTAAGAAGAAACGGAATATCACCATCGGTGAACGTGATCGATGTTGTAATTAGAACGGAATCAACCACTAAATTGATGGTGTCGAAAGATTGGTTCCCGGAGAGCACATCTTGAATGATTGCAATCAAAACGTTCTTGTTGAGAACGTCGTTCTTATTGTCAAGAATATCCGCCGATTCAACAAACGGTCTCACGTTGTCAATCTCTGCTTTCAATGCATCAAATATTTGTGACTGAGTAACAATGTCAATGTTGTTTGAATTGACCACCTCAATCTCAACGTCTTTTGGAATAACGGGGAGAAAATCAATATTAAAAACGCCCAATGGTCGTCGACCTCTTTCGTTTAATGGCTTTGTGTTGTCGGGATCAAACTCAACAACGGATTCAACGTCGGTCAAAATTTGAGCCGTCGGCGTTCCTTTTCCATCGGCGGAATCAACTTGGTTGGCTTCAACATACAACTCAATCTCAGCCGGAACACCGCTTTTTGCATAAGGGTAAACAAAACGAACACCTTGCGCATCCTGAGACCATAAACGATAATCCGTCGCGGCTCCTCCTTGTGGCTCTAATTGGAACGCGTCAATTGTTGCTTGACGATAGGATTCAATATCCTCGGCCTCCAATGGAGTGGTGGTTTCCAAAGTCACCACCACCTCATCGGTGATGTTTAGCAATGGACTTGTGGAGGTTAATCGGTCACCGGTTTGCAATCTTGCCGTCAACCCGGCGGTCAATGCTCGAATCGTTAACGTGTCCGGGTTTGAATTTAAAGTAAAAGGATTGTCCACGATATAAAGCAAACCGGGAGCACTTGAATCATCATTGGCTTTGAATGTAGTTCCCGCCGGGATGTTGGCTCCAACTTGGCCGTTCACTTGAACCTCATAAATCCCTTGAGTTGCCGGGAATGGTTCTCTCCCCAACTTTACACGACCAAATCTCTCAAGGGTTCCTCCGTTGGCCTCCGGGTCCGCCGTGTCAACAAATATGTTCTTTTGAACACTCGCAACACTCAACCACAATAATTGAATTTTAGCGGCTTGAACGGCGGCCAATGCTCGCAAAAATACCGGCCCAAAAATGGGAATGGTAATATTTAACTCCGACTCAAGTTGAGAAATAATGGAGTCAAACAATTGTTTTGTGGTAGGAATTGCCATGGTTTATTTTTTCTTTTCCTCTGTTTTCTCTTGCTCTTTTTGATCCTCTTGCAACAACTCACTTGCTTTGTTCATCAACTCCACATTTGAGTCGGTGACAAATTTGATGTTCTGCAAGATCGCATCTAATGTGCGGGAATATTTTCCCGGAACTTGATCAGCAAGATTTTTCAACACTTGCACATCTTGTGCGGGAATGAGATTCATTTGAATTGGTGAATTTTCCATTTTTTATTTATCGATTTTTTTTAAACGTTCATTTATTTCTTGAATTGCTTTGCAAAGAATGGCCGTCAATTTTCCATAATCAACACCTTTCAACCTTTCTTGATAACCATCAACACTCACATCCACTATGATTTCAGGAATTAAAGATTCGACATCTTGAGCAATGAAACCGATTCCGTCCAAACCTGTTTTTTCCCATTTGAATTTTTTTGGTTTTAATTTCATGACGGTGTCTAAACCATATGAAATTGATTTGATCGATTTTTTTAGTGCTTTATCTGACGCAACCGCCGTGTCCACATATGTTTTTGTTGTAAGGGACAAAGGCGTTGCCCCGGCATCACTTGTATAATCGGCCGCGTAAATTATACCGGTTTGTGTTCCGGCTCCGTTTTTATCTCTGAATCTATTTCTCAAACTCCCCGAGCCGCCAACATAAAAATCCGCCTCACTTGAATTAAGGTATGCCCAATTCGTGGTCCCATCCGAACGACCTTCCAATTCGGCGGGGTTTCCCCCGGCGGTGTTGTTGACCTGAATGCCGAATTGCGTTGTTGCTCCTGAAATAAATGAAGTTAATTGAGCCCTTTGCGTTCCGTTATCAAATCCAAATTGGACTTTTTCATTGCCGTTTGGATTTAGCCCAATCGCCAATTGTCCATTGATGTCGGCATTTAATCCACCCGTTCCCGCAAATATTTGAACCTCATTGTTTGTGTTTAGTGCATATATTCCCGCACCTTGTTGATCACTCTCAATGCTTGCTCCATTTGAGTCGATAGTGAAACGGCCGTTGCTTGACGATTCAAACGAAACGCCATTGTTGTTAAATGAATATTGACTATCCCCGGAATTAAAACGAAAACGAGTTAGTGTCGACGTGAAACGGTGTTGAGTTTGTTGACTTGAATCCTCAACTCTAAACTCATTTCCATCCAACTCAATAATCCTCAATGCGTTTAAATCTTGCCCGACCGCAAGAACATCATTGATTCCCGGGGTTGATCCCCCGGATTGAGCGTCAACATAAGCCTTGGAGGCAAGAGTAAGAGGATCGGCACCCGCGTCAAATGTTGGGTCGGCTCCGACATATCGAATTCCTTTTTTGTTGCCCGGTGCAAATCCGTCCGTGTATCTTAAACCATCACCATCGTTTAATTCCAAAAAGTGGAAAAAACCACTTGTGTTCAAACTGATCGATGATCCGGTGTATTGTGTGAAAACATTTCCTCCAATTGACAAAGACTGATTGGTGAGAATGTTGATTGATGAAATTGACGAGATGTCATTTCCGGTGTCCAAAACTTGTTGGAGGGTTTGTGATCCTCCTCCGGCGGTATCCAACTCATCTTTCAATTCTTGGATGGCACCTTGAACGTTCCCGGATGTGATTGTGAGATAAGGCGTGAACGTGACATTTAAGGCATCTCCACCGGTGTTGTCAATCTTGGTGTTCAAATCCTCAAGTGCTTGTTGTACCGATCCACTAAACGTGTCGAACGGAACAATTTGAACCTCCGTGGAGGATGGCAAAAAGAATGTTCGAAGTCCGGTTAAATCCTGTTTCCGGGCAACTTGTCCGGGAGCCAACGCAATCTCCTCCGCTCCGGTAATTGGTCCGGCGAAAGGTGTCAGTTCATCAATTCTTATTAGTGCCATCTATTGAAAAATAATAAAGTTGTCATTTTCATCCACAATGTTGTTGCCGTTTGAGTCGATCCAAACCAATGTCTCAAGAGGTTGAGTTGCCACGCCTCCTCCAACAAATCCGTTCACTATCTCCTCCAATTTTGTGGCCGTCCAAGCGAACACAAATGTTTGTTCCTCAAGGCCATCCGGCTCTTGTAAAGTTATGAAAATTTTGAGTGTGTCGCGGTCGGGAATAGTAACCTCCACGGAGACCTCGGCAAACTCATTCATAAATTTCAAATCTTCTTTTACAATGGCCTCAATAATTATGAGGGCATTACTATTTAAGGCAACCTCATTCAACCTCCTCTCGGTCTTGGAGTTAAATTGTAGCTTTTCGGAGTTAGGAAAAAACAACTCATTTCCCCACCAATCCTCACGTTCAACCAACCCCTCCGGCTCAATTGGCAACTCGTCGGTTGACTGCAAAAGGTTACCTCCAAACAAAGCCAAATACGGAAGGTTAAACAAACCCTCCGTCAACTCAAGGTCATTGCCTTTCAAGATAACATCTCCGCCGTCTCCGGTTTCAAATATTGCTAAATCCGCCATGATTAAAATCCTCCGGTTTGTTCAACATTCACATCGGCGACTCCGTTGGTGTTTCCTCCAACCTCGGCCTTGTTTCCGGGGTCCTTGACTGTCACGGTCAACTCTCCGCGTTTGTACTCCTCAATTCGTTGTTTGATCTCCTCACGCGACAAATTAGCCGGGTTGATCACGTTGCCCTCCTTGTCTCGGAACTCACGATTGGCAATAAACTCACCAATCTTTTGTCCCGGGCTTTTGTTGTCTCCCCCCTCAAGTGCGGTGATCCCTGTCAACCTGTCAAACTCCTTCAATCCTCCTTTAATCTTGTCACCAACAATTGGAAGTTTTGAAAGTAAAATCAACGTCCCTCGAATCGGCATAAATAGAAACTTGAGTATTTGCGCCCCGACCCATTTTATTTTCCCTCCAAATTTGTCCCAAACGGAGGTGAATCCACCTTTGACAAACTCCCAACTTGCAATCAACATTTCCCTCATTTTTCGGATTCGTCCAATGATGCTTTCCCAAATAATTTGACCAATCTTTTTGATGGCTCCCCATAGTCCCTCACTCTCAAATGCGGCTCTCACCTCTCCCCATCTGTCAATCAAATTTTTGACGATTCCAACAATCATCCCCAACGGACCCAACAAGAACGAAACTTTCTCACCCCATGTGTCCCAATTTCGAACCATCTCCCGGATGCCCAAAATCAAAGCAATCACACCCGTAATGATCAATCCGATTGGATTGGCCGCCAAGACTGTCATGAGCACTCTCGCCGCCGTCGCAACTCCTCGAATCAACTTGATCACAAAGGCAAATTTCTTGGCAACACTTATCACCGTCTTGATGAATCCCGCGACTTTCAAAAAGATTCGGGCCGCCGAAAATATTGCGAACAATACTCCAACGACTTTGGCCCCGGTTCGGATTAATCCTTGATTCTCTGTGATCCATTTGCGTGTCGACTTGACTATTTCTAAAATTCTCGGTGTCCATTGTTTTAAAGTTGTTGCGATAAATTGAATTACTGATGCCTTCAAACGGATTAACTCTCCGTTGCTATCTTTGAACAATCCGGTGTATGACTCTTGCAATGCCGTGTTGGCATTCAACAATTCCATTTGACCCTTTTGTTGTTCTGTCAAACCGTCGGTGAGATTGCCGGTTTTCTGATCAATGTCCTTTAACATTCTCAAATATGCCAAACCGGCATCCTCTCCGGGACCTCCAAAGATGTCCGCAATCGCCGTCCCAACTTTTGCCGAGTTATCCGGCAACTTGTCGAGCTTGGCGGACACCAATTGCATCGCGTCGAATGTAGACATTGAGCCATCTTCGAGAGCTTTCATCAATCCTTTTGAGCTAATGCCAATTGCATCCAAAGCGGATTGCGTGGCCGGTGTCATTTCCCTCAAACGAATGTCCGCCTCTTTGATTGCGTCAACACTTTTGTCACTAAATATCCCTTGCTTGACTCCTTGGTTTACGATGCCAACAAAAGCATCCGCCGACAATCCGGCTTGCTTCATCAATGCGGGATATTCCTTTGTGATTTCTAATAATTCACCGGTTTGATTGGCACCGGCAACCATGCCTTTTGAGATCACTTGACTTGCTTCATCAAATGAAATGCCCATTCCTTTCGCAAGTGCATTCGTTGATTCGATGACCTCATTCACATCTTGATCGAATGTCTTTGCAAGGCCGAGAGCTTTGGCCGTTTGTTTGTCGAGCTCGGGACCCATTGCGCCGGTCAACCTAGAGACGGCAATTCGTGTGTTGTTGACCTCCTTGGTTATGCCGATAAATTTTTGGGCTATCTGCAAAGCCCCGGCAACCCCTCCGAGTGCAAGGAGTTGAGAGGTGAGACCCCCGATCCGGGGAGTCATAGAACGAAAGGCCCGGTTTGCCCGGGCCATCGTGTTGTTGATCTTGTTGCCGAAACCTTTCACCGACGTTGCCATTTTTTGGATCGGCTTGGTCATCCGGTCAATGGCTTTAAACACGGCGGGGACCTGATAAGTTTGCGGCATTACTTTTTATTTAAATCCTTAATCTCTTGCTCTTGTCGGCGAACATCCTCATTCCACCATCCCAAACCATAGTGATCAATTGCGTCGACGTATAACAAAGATAATTTAAACGGGTCCCACTTAAAAGTCCGGGCGACGTTTATCAACATCGTTTCATACGTCTCACGCTCGGGAAAGATCGCCTCTACAAGAAAAAAGTGACAACGTCTCTCATAATGGCGTAATCACTTGAATCAAGTTGTTTAATCGTCCCGGTGGCCTTCCCTGTCAAGGCGGAGGCAATGGCGGCAAATCTTCCATTGATATCCATCGGCTTGACGTTTTTTAATTTCTGATCTTGCTCGTATGCTTGCAACCTTGCTTTATACTTTAGTTCCTCGGTGTGAACGTTGCCATCCTCACCATCCTTGACAAGAGGAAAAATCAACTTGTGAATGATGTTGTGATTCTCATCAATTCTCAAAGCTCCCTCTTGAATGTAGTTCTCAAGGTTCTCAATTGCTTCTTGGTTTTGTTCCCTTTGGAACTTCAAAA